CATATAATTATAATTTTACTATATTAGATTTTACAATTTCTATAACTGGTTTTTCTATTTTACTTGCAATACTAGTTTGTCTTCTATATTTTTCTCTATAATAACTACTTATTTTATCTTTATGTTTTTGATAATATTTTTTCATATAATTTCTCATATATTGTTTATGATCATTATTTATTTCTTTTTCTATTTCAAGTATATATATTTCATTCGCTTTTCTATTTTCTTCTTTCTTTTGTTTTATTTTTTCTTTATAATATTCTTTATAATAATCCTTGTTATTAGTTCTATATTCTTTCTGATATTCTTTCATTTTATCTTTATTATTTTCTCTCCATTCTTTCTGATATTCTTTCTGATATTCTATATTTTCTAATTTCCATTCTTGGGCTGTTCTACCTGGTATATTTTTATTTATACATTCGTTATTTTTTATATATTCACCTTCTTTTTTATCTAACTCTTTTCTATTATTACATGGATAAGCTTCTACAAGTTCAATTACAGCATCATTACATTCTAATACATCATTTACTGATACATAATTAGTTTTTCCGTCTTTATAGTATTTATATTTTCTAATATGGTTTATTAATCTTTTTTGTAAATCATGGGTTGTGCTTCCATAGTATGTTATATTTTTAGATGGGCTAAAAATTTTATAAATTTTACTTTGCGAATAATCACACATTATATTATACTAGATATTTTTTTTAAACATTTTTTATTTTAAAAATAATATCTACGTTCTACATATAGGACATTTATTTAAGTTGTGACCACAGAAAGCGTGCCAATAATGACCACAAACTGCAACAGAAAAGCAATGTTTACATTCTATAAGTTCTAAACAAATAGGGCAAGTAGTTTCTATTTTATCTCTCTTTAATGAATTATAAACTAAATCTCTTAAATATGATTTACAAATTATTAAACCATTATTATTTTTATTTGTCATTATATTATAATAGTTTTTATTCTATTTCTGCGCTTGAACATTCAAATCTACCACTTGGTTTAGGAGTCAATACTATATCTTCATCTAGATTTATATCTATTAATTTATCACCTTTAACTTTTGCTAATGTACTACTTGACTCTATAAGCTTTGTATATATATTATATGATTTCTCAAGATAATCCTTAGCTGGTATTGGTCTATTATTTTTATCTAATGTTAATGTTTTAAATATATCTACTGATAATAAATAATAATCCCTTTGACTGATCAAATCATTTTCTAATCTTTTCTGTATTCCAAAATATAATTCAATACTCCCAATGATACCACATGTTAAAGCGATTAATGATGTTGTTAAACTAATTGCTCCTTGGCTAGCATATGGTTGTAATCCAACTGATATAATACTATTTGCTCCATTCAATACTATCACAGGTAATCTATACCATTTAAGATTTGATTTTAATTCGAAATATCTTTGTTTGTGTAACTTACTTAATATAACACAATTTATTCTTATATTATTTAATATTAAATCTATATCATCAGTCCATGTACTCATATATATAAAATGTTTAAGAATTATTTTTCCTAAATAAATAAATAAATTAAATAAAATATTATATATAATATATATAATGGAAACAATAGACGAAGCCAAAAAACGAGTATTAGATTCTGTAAAAGCGAGTAACCCCACTATTGACCCTTCTTGTATTGAATTAATATATACAGAACCTATAAAAGCATACGAAAACCATCTTAAATATATTGATGAACTTAATAAAAAAAATCAAGAAAATAGTTAGTTATTTGTAATAGGTTCTAAAAAAATAATAATTAAAAGTTACTGCTGTTTGATTTGCTGGTGGAGTAGCGTATATATAAAATTCTATTGGTCTATATTCAGTACTTGCATTAATAATCCCACTACACGGACCAAACCCAGCACGAGTATAATTACTTTCACCTGATATATAATATGATTTAGGGTCTACTTTTTGATTATTTCCCCTATGAACTCTTAACTTTAAATTTCCTGAAGACCAATAACCTGCTCCATCTTGGTCTGTTGATATATCAAACCCACACATACCTCTAAATACTGTTTGTCCGAAATCTTCTCTATACCAAGGGTCATTAATTCTACTGCTTAAAGTTGTTAAATTATGAACGTAAAAATTTCTATACACATTATCAATACCTTTATATATAGCCCATAACCGATTACCATAGATTGAGCCAGAAAAAGTAAAAGTTATTTCAATTTCAACAGACCTATTATTAACTAAATCTACTGAAATTGGTATAGCAGTAGCATTAGAACCTGATCCACCTAAACTCCTAACTATAGTACCATTAAGTAATGAAGTAACATCACTATTTAATTTAGTATAAGTAATAGTATTATCAACAATTTTAGCCCCTGTTATAGTTAATGGAGCAATATCATCATTCGTGATTGAACCATTTACAATATGACTACTATTAATACTATCAGGTGCTTGAGTTGTTGTTAAATCTAAATATGCTGTTCCTGTTAAATGACTTACTCCAATTTGATTAATTGCTATATCAGTTCCTAAAATTGAACCTGCTATTATTTTACGACTATCAATACTATCATCTTGTAATTTACTATTACTTATAGAAAAGTCTGCTATTTTAATGTTAGTAATAGCATTATTACTTATATCATCTGTTAATATACTTCCATTTATTATATGACTTGAATTAATACTATTAGGTGCTGGAGTTGCTCCTGATTGTAAAGATGCTATAGCACTTGCTGATAAATTATTTAAATTAATTGTTCCATCACTTATATCCGTTCCCAATATACTCCCATTTTCTATATGACTTGAATTAACAACACCATTAGCAATATGAATTGCTAATACAGCATTTGAAGCAATTTTATCATTTGTAATAGCATTAGGAGCAATTTGAAATTTTGTTATAGTTTCATTAGCAATATCATCTCCTGTTATTGTACCATTTTGTATATGACTACTATTAATAGAGTTTACTGGTGTTGTTTGTAAAGATGCTATAGCACTTGCCGATAAATTACTTAAATTAATTGTTCCAGCACTTATATCCTCTCCTAATATACTCCCAGTTTGTATATGACTTGAATTAATAGAGTTTGTTGGTGTTGTTTGTAAAGTATCAATAGCACTTGTTGTGAATTTAGTAATACCAATAGTTCCTTCATTAATATCCTCTCCTAATATTGTTCCATTTATTATATGACTTGAATTAATTGAGTTTGTTGGTGTTGTTTGTAAAGTAGCAATAGCACCTGCTGTGAATTTAGTAATACCAATAGTTCCTTCAGCAATTTTAGGATTAGTAACTGCTAAATCACCTATTTTTCCTGTAGTAACTGCTAAATTATCTATTTTTGCTTCCGTCACTGCTAAAGCATCTATTTTATTTGTACCGACTGCTTGAAAACCTATTTTAATAGATGTAACTGCTAAATCATTAATTTTTCCTGTATTAACTGCTAAATCATTAATTTTTTCTGTAGTAACAGCAAGAGGATATATTTTATCTTCTCTAACAGCGTTAGTTCCTATTTTTGTATATGTAATAGCACCAACACTTATTTTCCCCTCTGTAATATTTAAATCAGCAATTTTATCTGTAGTAACTGCTGAACTCGCTATTTTTCCTTCTGTAACATTTAAATTAGCTATTTTAATTGTTGTTATTGCATTATCAGATATATCTTCTGTTAATATAGAACCATTTTGAATATGAGTTGAATTAATAGAAGCAATAGCTATTTTTCCTGTAGTAACTGCTAAATCATTAATTTTTACTGTAGTAACTGCTAAATCATTAATTTTTACTGTAGTAACTGCTAAATCATTAATTTTTCCTGTAGTAACTGCTAAATCATTAATTTTTTCTGTAGTAACAGCAAGAGGATATATTTTATCTTCTCTAATAGCATTAGTTCCTATTTTTGTATATGTAATAGCACCAACACCTATTTTTCCCTCTATAATATTTAAATCAGCAATTTTATCTGTAGTAACTGCTGAACTCGCTATTTTTCCTTCTGTAACATTTAAATTAGCTATTTTAATTGTTGTTATTGCATTATCAGATATATCTTCTGTTAATATAGAACCATTTTGAATATGAGTTGAATTAATAGAAGCAAGAGCTATTTTATTTGATGTTATTACATTATCAGTTAAATCTTCTGTTAATATACTTCCATTTATTATATGACTTGAATCTATATTTTTTGATTCATAATAACTTGATGAAAAAGGTGGTGGCATATTATATATTATATTAATATATATTATATATTATTTATCTTAAATTTCCTAATACATTTATATTATCTTGAAAGAAGTTACTAGCAATTGGTAATATATTATCTAAATCTATAGGTCTATTATTATCATATACTAAACCTTTTAATTGATTACGTGCATAACCTGATGGCGCTTGTATACCAGCATTTCTATCACTTTCAACTTTACCCATAATAACAGCATCAAGTTCAGATTTTATAGGCATGACCATCATACTAGATGATCTATTAAATGCTTTATCAAACATTGCAACAGGTTTATTTTGTTCTTGTCTAAGTTTATCATGCATTGAATCAATACCCATCGAGTTATAATCAGTATTTGTTAACATTCCACCCTCAGCATTTAAATCATAGTAAGTAGGTTCTTTAGCCCCTTTTTTAAAATTAAGACCATTATACATTCCTATCGAATCAACCATATATAATAATATATATATATTATTTTTAGAGTAAAAAATATTATATAATATTTAAACAATTACTTCTAATTGACGACCAGCACCAACTCTTAATTCAGATGTGCATTCAGCGAACATAGTTACATGACATTCATCTACATTAGTAGTATTTAACGAGCATGAAGAGGAAACACCACGGCAATCAAGACCAGAAGCAAGACGAGAGTAATCAGAGTCAGGTAAGCAAAATCTGAAGCATTGAACGAAATAATTCATCTTGTATTGGTGAAGAGATAACTTGTGATTTTTATCATAATAATCAAGCGAATTCATAGACATAGCATAAACTTCAGGAGCAGTTAAAGGATATGATGGAACATTAGCGCTGTTAATCTGTAATTGATATGTGGTTCTAGTAGTAGCACCAGTTTTCTTTTCAATGAAATTAAAATAGAATGGTTTATATTTTTCACAATTGGTATTTAATACACCACCATAATCATATTCAGGTCTACCTAAATCTCGACTAGTAGGAGCGCCAGCTGCATCTGATGTGAAACCACCAGCTGTTTTATAACCTTTAATTCTAATTGGTGCATGTTTACTAGCAAAAGTTTTATCACGATATACAATCCAAAGTCTATCCCACGATGCAGAATTTACATTAAAGCGAGTAGTGTTTGTATGATTATTACTGAACGAAAAATAATTTTTAAATGGTATAGATAAATAACCTACTTGAGCTACACGTTGTTCAACAATAGTATCAATAACATTAGTAGCTAAAGATAATACTTCAACCTGCATAGTCAGATTAGATACAGTATATGTTGGTGTACCACCACCACTTAAATCAAAACCATCAGTTCCAATAACAGTATCAGGACCTATTAAAGCAGGTAAATTACGAGAACCTGAAACAGAGCAAACAGTAGCATCAGCTAAGGCAATTTCAATTACAATAGTAGAAACTAATCCAGTATCCATAATTGAAGGTTCTATGGACCCAAGGAAGCCCTCGAAGTTATCAATACAGAAAAAATATGTTCCATTTGCATCAGGTGCACTTGCGCCTACAGCATCCTGAATATATTCACCTGAAGCATCAGCTATAATATTAGCAGTAGCAGTTACACCTTGATGATAATTAATTTTACGAACCATTTCAGGATGAGCTAATGTACCACATTTATATCCTTGAAGAGCTGCTTTACCATGAACTAAGGTATTATACCCATTGAAACCATTAGCAACTAAAACACCACCAATGTATACAGATACACGTTCAATTAAAGACGAAATATCATTTGGTAAAGAGACACCAGCACCAGTTGCTTCAGCATTAAATAAGAGACGAATAGAACGGAAATTGAGAAGGGTATTAGATGGTAATTCAAAACGAATTAAATTATTTGGTCCAACGCTTGATGTTGTTTGAGGATTAACTTTAAAGTGCGATGTCGACACTCCCTGAAGACGGGACATGAAGAACGATAAATTAGAAGGTAGAACGGAAGCCATTGTATATAAATATAATAGGAAATAATTTAAAATAAAAAAATCTATAGTCTTTTATATTATTTTTATATTATTTTTATACGCCATATTTAGGCATACCATAATCTTGAAAAGTTAATACACCATTTTGTGCTTTTCTTGCTGGTAATGGTAAAGGTAAAGCTGGTGTTTCTAATCTTGCAGTATTAGACATTTTTATTATATCAACTCTAAGTACAGCAGTAAAAAATAAATTTCCTAATGAACTTTGTAATGGAGAAGCAAATGTTGAAGCAGTTGTTTTTGCATACATTCTACCGTCAATGTTTAAATCTTTAGTCCATGTTAGGGTTCTATCAGTTCCAGTATCATATCCTGCAGCTGTTCCACTTCCATTATTGAAACCAGGATTTTCCGCTGAGTTACTATTTCTATGTCTACCTAATTCTCTATTTTTAGAATCTGTTAAATAGAATTCTAATGATGATATTTTCTTTTGTTGTAAATTAATAAAATATTCCTCACCTGCACTATTATCATATGTTATAAATTCAACATCTCTTTTAAGTTTTGCTAAAATATCAGATGAAGTAATATCACTTGTATTACTAGAAGTAAGAGCATCAGATAATACTGTCATTTCTAAACCTCCACTCTGTTGTGATTTACATCTTAAATAAACATATGGGTCTGTCATTCTTTGCATTGGAAAATAACCACGAACTCTAATACGTGTATTATTAGAAAGATCTGGAAAAACACCAGAACCATTTGGTGCTTCAAAAGGATTAGGAGCTGATAAATCAACTTTAAAACTATTAAAATTTCCATCAGCAGTATCATCTTGTCTTAATCCTCCTAATATACAATAACTATCTCCTTGTGATGCTAAACATTGAATATTAAGAGTTTTTATTTCATGTGCATGTGGTTCACCATCAGTATTTACTATTTGATATGTAATATCTAATAATCTATTACCTGTATCATGTAATCCTTTTGTTGTTGGTTTAATTTTTGTTGCTAATTGTGTATAAGGAGTTGCTGGTGATACTGGTAAAGAATGATTTAATTGAGTTTTAGTATCATAAGGAAGAAATCCTGGAGTAACAACATTTTTAATATCTAATACTAAAACTTTATGTGAACCAGTTGTAATAGCATCGATAGTATTACCTATAATATTAGCAAAATTAATAACTATATCACCTATATCAGAATAATTTTGTCTTGTTAAATCTCGTATAATTGGAGATGGTATTGGTGTTATTGCTGTACTACATCTTGTTGTAAATCTACTATTATTTTCATCAACATGATATAAATTATTAAACATTTCAAAATTAGTTAATGTCATTTTAATCATCTCACCATCATTAGCAATAATAGATGAACCTTCTAAATGAATTTTTACATCATCGCCTCTACTAGCACTATCACCTATAACTGTTGCTCTTTCTGTATCTATAAATAAATTAAAACTATTTACGACTTGTTGATCGGCAAAGCGTCCATTTGAACCCATATTATATATATATACATAATATATATATAATATTTCTAAATATTTATTCTGTTGTAATAATTATTGGTTCATGAGGTTTAACTAAATCTAGTTCTTCTTGTAGTGTGCTATATCTTTCTTTATATTTGAATGTTTCTAGACATTTCTCTTTTAAAATATCTATTTCTTCTTGACTTGTATTCATACACATATCATAAACTAATTCAGCATAATATTTATTGACATCAGGATATATTATACTTAAATTATGTAATGCTAATTTCTTTTCTGCAAGTTGGTCTTCTGTATAGTTAAAAACATTAGCGTGTTTAGTTCTCTCAAGTCCGTTAACTTCCATATCTATATATAATATATTACTAAATATTTTTTTTATATAAAATATTTAGTAATCATACTCTTGTAAAATAGCTAATTCATTTGCATTTACTTCAGCTTGTGCGTTTTCTATATGTTGTCTATAATCAATTTGTTTTGTTGGTTCTGGTGCTGGTGCTGTTGCTGGTGCTGGTGTATGTATTTTTCCTTTTCCTTTTCCTTTTGATGCTGTTGATGCATTTTTAATTCTACCTGCTTCATCCTTAATTGTCCTGTATTTTACATCATCATTTTTTAGGTTTGATATAAATATCTCTAGTTCTTTTTTTTGTTCTGTGTCTAATCCTCTTTCATTTGATGCTTTTTCAAAATAATTAATTCTGTCTTTTTGTTTTTTTGTTAGTGGTTTTGTTGATACTGTTGCTGTTGCTGGAGCTGGTGCTGGTGCCTGAGCTGGTGTTTGTGGTGGTGGTAGTGGTTGTGCTTGTAGTTGTGGTAGTCTTGGTGCTAGTGCTGGTGCTGATGTTTCTGTTTGTGCTATTGCTTGTTTTATTGCTCTTTGTGTTAGTGATAATGCTTGTGCTTCATCTTGTGCTTCATCTGATGCTGGTGGTGGTGGTGTTTGTGGTGGCTGTGCCTGAGTTGATGATAATATATTTTTTATTTCAGCTTCAATTTCAGCTTGTGTTGGTTTTGAATTTGACGATAAATTATTTTGTAAAGTTGAAAGTTGTGTGGCATCAAATCCAGCTTTTTGTGCTGCCTTTTGTATTTTTATTTGTATAGAAGTACCTCCTAATTGTATTAATTGTGATGTTTGTGCTTTTATTTTATTAGCTTCCTCTTGAATCTTTCCTATCTCAACTGTTTTGAATATTTTCATTCTTGTTTGTAGAATTGCTATTTGTTCTGCATCTAATCCAGCAGCTTGTCCAAATTGTTCTATTTTCTGTTTTCGATTAATGTATTTATTTTCATTTTGCATTATCGCATTTGTTTTAGCATTTTCTAAATTACTTAATACTGCACTATTCAAATTTGATTCTACTTTAGCTAAACCAACTTGACTATCTCTAACTTGTTTATTCATAAATGTTATATCTTTTTGTTTAACTTGTTTTAAATAAGGTATTATATCTTCTTGTGAAATAGATGAATCAGCATTAATAAGATCAACAAAACCACCGCGTCTTTTTAACTCAAAATTTTCACTATATTTATTTGGATTCATTCTTTCATTTAATTTAAATTTACCAGTGCTTTGTCTATCTTCTCTATCAATATTTGATGAACCTAATTTCTTTCTATAACCTTGAGTAGAAGCATATACTGTTTTAGATACATTATCAACATTACTTAACGATGAATAATTTGCTATATCATTAATTGGGAATCTTGCTATTCTTTTCCTTATAACATCTTTAGGTAATCTCATACCTGTTAACTCATGTTTTTGTAAAACTACCATATCCATAGCTGAAGCTAAAGCTACATTAGGAGCTTGAAATTCTGGAAAGGCTGACTTGATAGCCGTATCACTCATAACACCTGATCGAACCATTATATAATATAAGTTATAAAAAATATTTTATAACTTTAATATATGACAAAATTATTAACAATAAAACAATCAAATAAAGATGATAAGAAGTTAGTGGCGACATTCTGTATGTGTAAGGGTGAAACAAAATGTGAAGATAAAGATAGGAAGAAAGTTCATTTTGGTTCTAAAGGTAGTTCAACATTTATAGATCATCAAGATGATAAAAAGAAAGCGGCATATTTGAAAAGACATAAGGTTAATGAGAATTGGAATAATCCACTGACTGCTGGGGCTCTCTCTCGTTTTATATTGTGGAATAAAGAATCATTAACAGCAAGCATATCAGACTTTAAAAAACGCTTCAAACTGTAGGGTATCAACTAAGGACAAACTAAGGGCGAACTAAGGACAAACTATAAAAAGTTAAGGATAAACTACGGATAAACTATAAAAAGGTTTAGATTTTTATCTATTGTAATATATATACATGACTAAGGCTAAAGATGAATCAGAAGAACAAAGAAAGTCACGCTTAGAAGTTGCAAGAAAACAAGCAGCAAAAGCAAGAGAAGCCCAAATGATTGATAAGTATAGAGATAAAATTTTATTAGATGAAAAGAAGAAAAAAGAAACAGAATATGAAAATGATTCTGATACAGAAGTTGAAGAAAAGAAACAAGAGAAACCTAAACCTAAACCTAAAGTCAAAGAAGAAGTAGATGTTATTGATATTATTAAAGAAGTAGAAGTAGAAGAAAAACCAAAACCTAAACCAAAACCTAAAGCAAAACCTAAACCAAAAAAAGAACAAGTTATAATAGAACAATCAAGTGATGATGATGATGTATTTGAAGATAAACCAAATGTTATATTTGTTAAACGTGTAAGAGGAAAAGGAAACAAAGAACAACAACCACCACCAAATTTTCATCAACTTCAACAGACACAACAAGCACAACAACATATACAACAGCAAGTAAGACAACAGCAACCATTACCACAACAGCAACAAGCGCCACCACCTAGACCACAAATAACACCTGAAAAGCGTTTAGAAATGGAACGTTATATGAATATGTCACGTGGTAATTTCTTACCTATGTCTCGTCCTAAATAGAGTTTAGTATTTAATCTTTTTTTTCTTCATTATTATAATGACAGTAAAAAAAATTAAAGGTATGGAGATCACTCCACCATCTTCTGAAAGTGGTTCATATGAAACTGATGATAATCTACCTAAAATGCATCAAGTATGTATAGCTGTTGGTAAACGTGCATCAGGTAAAACAACAGCTGTAGTAAATCTAATAGAAAAATTAAAATATGATTATGTCATAGCTGTATCTCCAACTTTAAAATCTAATAAAGAAATTATGTCTAGATTAAATGTTGAACATATATTTGAAGATGTAGATGATTTATCATTAGTTGATAATATAAAAAGTATTGTTGCACAAGAAGCGGAAGATTTAGAAGTATATCTAGAAGACATAAAAAAATATAATAGATTAATGAGAGATATTGAATCAGGTAAATATAATGGTAATGATGATTTATTATTAGAATTCTTTAATGATGATGACAACCAATTTCTTAAACCCTCTCATAAGTGGAATGGAAGAAAACCAAGAATAGCTGTTTTGATTGATGACGCGATGGGTTCATTATTATATTCTAAACCAAGAAAGTTAAACGCATTGGCAACGTATAGTCGTCATTTAGGTCAACTAGCTAAAGGCGGTTCAATAGGTGTATCATTATTCTTTTTAATTCAATCATTTAAAGCACAAACTGGAGGATTAAATAAGGTCATAAGAAATCAAGCAACAAGTTTAATCTTATTCAAAACAAAAGATAAAGGAGAATTAGAAGATGTAGCTGAATCTGTGGCAGGTGAGATAGACGATGAAACATTCTATAAAGTATATGAAGCAGCAATAGGAGAAGGAGATAATTATGAGTTTTTATTCATTGATTTTCATCCTAAAAAGAATCAAACGATGTTCAGAAAGAAATTTGAAGAATATATATATCCAGATAAAATATAATATATATATAATTTTATTTAAAAACTATATATATATATATGGCTGAAAGAACAAAAAGTACAAGGGTTGAATTTAGAGAAGAAACAATTTGTACATATACAGATAGTAAATTTATGGAGATGAATCCACATTGTAATAAATATCAATATGCCTCAGTTGTTGAAGAAGAAGAATTTAATCCAATCACTATATCACAAGAGCATAATGATTTTGTAATAAGAAGAAATCAAGCAGTACCACAAGCATTAGTTCCACATGCTAGTGTAAACCCTGTAGGAACACTAGCATCTATAATACCAAATGTTGGTGCTACAATATTTGAAGATGGTGTTAGATTTGACGACCAAGGAAGAGAAATAACAAATCCAATGCTTCGGGCAGGTCAATCAAAACTACCTAATATGAGTGACGCAATTGATAATGTAATTAATAGACGAAACTATAGAAATAATTTGATTGATTTAAATGCTGGAACAACAGATGGTTCAGTAGCATTACAAGATTTAGCAACAGCACCTGCACCTACACCAACTAATAGACCATTAACACAAGCAGAATTAGCTCAAATACATGATACTTCTGTTGATCTTGATACTAATTTGGCATTTATAACTGATTTATATGAACAAAGAAGAATAAATAGACAACAAATGACAGAGATACAAGATTTAATAAGAGATCGTCAAGACTCATTAAATACTGGTGGAACAGCTGGAGAACGAGGAACAGAATTATCTTCAATGAGAACAATTGATAGAACACGTGCTGCACGTGGTTCAGCAGGACAAGGTTCATCAAATGACGCATTACCACCAGCAGCAGATCCATATCCAGTAGCACAACCACAAGTACAACCAACAGAATTAAATGTAAGTTTAGCAAATGCTGGCGCACCAATTGCTGCTGCCGAATTTGCTATTGAACTTCCTGCATCATTGAAAAATCTTAAAATTCCAAAATTACCTGATTATAGTAATAAAACACTTTCAAGAGTAGACATTGTAGAACAACAAAGAATTTATGAAATAAAAATGGATTTTGTAATGAAATCAATTAATTCATCTTATCGTTTAAGTACAAATGAAAAATTAATGTTAACAAAACAAATAGAACTACATCAACAAGAAGTATTATTAAGAAGTAGATTAGGTACTATTGAATTTGCAGAAGTAGGAATGTTTGATGATTTTACACCATTTAATAGTGAATTTGGTGGTGCACAAGTTGAAAGAACAAACCCAATAGCAGATAGTATTAGAACAGAATTAGAACATATTCAACTTCAACAAAAAATTTATAATGAAATAAGAAAGGCTCCAGAAGTAGATAGACTTACATTAATAAATGATATGAATGAAAACTCTTTAGTTCATGTAGATATGTTTTCTCAAACATCAGGTAAACTTATTGAAATTAATAATTTTAAAGCAGCTACAGCTGAAGTAATGGCAACTATGACAGATATAGTAAAAGTAACACCACCAGTTGTTCAAATAACACCATCACAACAAACAACTTTAGCAAAGGCATCTAGATTTCAAAAGATAGCTGATACATTTAAAGGTGTTAAAGCGGCTGATTTAGGTAAAGCTTTCGCCCATAATGTTGTTGGTTTAGGTGTATCTATGCTTGTTGCACATTATGCTGGAGACGCTCAAGCATTTAAAAATATTACTGATATATATCAACGAGGGGCTGCTATAGGTGCAACAGTTGGTGTTGTTGGTGCACTTCCACAAGTTGTAATGAGATTTATGATGATTGCAGCAACAAAAGCAACTATTCAAGCAGGTGAAACTGCAGCTATGGCAACAACAAGAGCATTAGTTCGTGGTTCTATTACATCAATTAGTGAGATAGCTATGGGTGGTATTATTGGCGCGGCACTTGTTCCTTTAGATATGTTGTTTCAAGATTATCTAATTAAAAATGGTTTTACTCATGCTGGAGCTGGGGCATTATCTGGCGCTACTATGGCGTTGACTGGAACGGTTGCATCATTAGCAATAGCAGCGGCTACTGAATCAATTGCTGTAGGTGCATTAACTGCAGGTGCTGCTTTAGCACCTGCTTCTTTAGGTTTAAGTGTTTTAGTAGCTTTGGGTAGTATAGCTTTTATGGCTATTGTTGGTGCTGTTATGGGTGATCAAGCTGATAGACAACAAAGAGAAGATAGAAATAGAATTAATGAAAATAGACGAAAAATAATTCAAAATTTACCATTATTTAATTATGATGTTATTGCTACTATACAAGGAATGGAAAGAAAAGTATACGGTAGATTAGCTACAGATGAAGAAAGTGATAGTGATTTTGGTGATTATAGAACAGATATGAAACCATTTATTGAGATGTTACAAGAAAAATTTCAAGGTATGACATTTGAACATACTAATGGACCTTTACCAGAATTAAATAAAAGAGAACAGGATATACAAGAATATATGAGAAAAGATTTATTATGGACTATGAAAGAATTAGCAGATAACGATGGAAATACATCAGTTGGTGATTCAATAGCTTCACTACCTGATTATGGAAGATTAACAAAAGAACAAGAAGATTATTTAACTAAAAATACAAATGGTACATGGTTTAAAGATAGTTATTTATCAGCACAAATTCAATATGAAGAATTGAAATTTGCACAAAAGAAATCAGCAGAAGTTCAACCTATATTATATCGTCATTGGAATGAAACACATAGTTTACAAAATGACCCCGAGCTTATGAAATGGGCAATGAGAGACCCTAGTTTTTTACCTCGTTTTACACAAGCTAGAATGTTTGACGCTCAAAGAATTATTATGGAGAACTTTCAAAACAATGGTGTATTATATGATGCTAATTCTCCTGATGTTATTGCTATAGCTAATATTAGAGACCCTTATTTAAAAGAAGAAGTAGTAATAGCTGAAGATCATACTTTCAAAGCAATGTTTGAAACATATACTACTAATATGACAACTTCCGCTGATGAAATGAATATAACAGTACCACAATTATTATCACTTCAAAATGCACCAGATAATAGAAGAGAAAGAATGTATTTAGGTTTTCAATATCAAACATTAAGAGATAATACTTTAACACGTGATGAAATGGATGCTTTAGCTGCTAATGATTCTGTAAATAGAGATATTATAGCACAGGGTTTTTATAGTAGAGATGATTTTATATTAGCAAACACAACACCAGAAGATTATAATACATGGGACCCATTCAGTTCTCAAGTATATCAAGCCCAATTATCAGGAATGACTTTAACCCAATACTTAGACTATATGCATTTATTAGGTCAAGGAGATAGAGGAGACTTTAATAATTTACCTGAATATTCACCACAACAAATAGAAATTCAACGTCAACAAGATAGATTAGCATTTGAAAGACAATTACAATTAACAGGTCATAGTAGAGAGTTTGTATATAATGAAACAACACACATTTTCGATGCTTATGATCTTGACCCAACTAGTTCTAATTATGGTAATTCAATAGATGGAAGAGCTAGAGGAAGACAATTAGGATCTGATGCATATTTACCACAAGGTTTTGTAGAAAGTGAAAATAATTATCATACTATGGTGCATGGAATGAATGAAGAAAATCAAAAAGCATATGATGAATATAATATGTCTTTATTATCAGAATTAGAATTACATGGTCAAGAATATGCCAGTCAAGTTAGAGAATATAATGACTATCAGTTTATTCACGGTTCATCAGAATTTTTATTCTTTGATGTTGAGTCTGAATATCATGCACGTAGATTAACATATAACCCAATATCTGATGATCCATATATTACTAAACCAGATAAAAATAGAAAACCAGATAAAATAGACCCATATGATACAAGAACAGGTAAACCACCAAGATTAACAGTAGATGATAATATTGAAGGATTATTAGACGATGGAAATAAAGCATTAGCTTATGAACAAATAGATAAACAAACATTTGAAACTGGTCGTGAATTATCAGATAATGAAAGACAATATATATTCAAACAAGCATTTAATAAACAATATTATGAAACCGCGGAAGAACAAAGATATTGGAATGAAAGATCTTCTATGATGCAAAGATTAAATATGGCAAATACTGGTTTAAGAGATAATGCAACAGATGCTGAAAGAGCTGAAAATATGCATATGGATTTAGCAACATATTATGAATGGATTGGAACATTACCAAGAAACGATGAAATCTTTTTAAAACCTGATGAACATAAAGATGAAATAGATGAAGAAGTTGAAGAAGCATTACTTAAACTTACAGCACCAGGTATTGAAAGTGGTGAAAGAGAAGAAGAAAGAATGATTAATGCTGATAGATCAGCTGCTAGAGGTGATGATGGTGTTTTTGATGCTATGTTGACAGGATCATATGATACTAATATTGATACTGGTGGTGGTGGTTATGGTGGTGGTGGTAATGAACATGATGAGTCAGGCAATCCTTAATCATAACATAATTCAGGGCGTTCTTCACATATACTTCTTTTAAATGGATTTTCATTAAATATAGTTCTTGTTGCTTTTTGTGTTTCTTTTTGTGGATACATTTTATTAATAATTGGATTTATTTTTTCTTTTATTTGTTTATAATTTAATTTAGTTTTATTTTCATTAAATTCTGTTTTGGTTGCTTTTTGTATTTTTGATTGTGGATATAATTTATTATTAATTGGTTTTAATTTTTCTTTTATTTTTGGTAAATAGTTATCAACATCATGTGAACCAGTAAAACGTTTTTTATTAACCTCTTTAGTTTTTATTATATTAACATTCTTTTCAGTTAATCTAACTGTATTACTTAAAAAATCTAAAGTATCTGTAACATAAAACTTTGCTGTACTTGGTTTAGTTCCTAATGTTTTTTCAATGAATGGTTCTAATGGTGTTGCACCAGGACTAAATACAACTGCTTTTTCTTTGTATCTATCAGCTAAATATCTAGCCACTGTTCCGCCCATTGAATGACCAGTTAAATTTAGTTGATAATCTGGATATTGTTCTTTTACTTGTTTGTATATTTTTTCACCAGTTTTAAATCTACTTGGAACATAAGATAATAAAGGAGTTTCTGCTAATCCAACAGCTATTTCAAGATCAGCAATATCATCAGAAATATTTGTTAATGACGAATCTGTGCCTCTAAATGCTACTACTATTTTTTGTTGTTCTTCATTAATAGCAGTTACATATTCAGGTTCTGTTAAATCTTCAACAACTTTATAACCTATATCATAATCATCTATCATCTTTTGAGTTTCTTTTTTATCATTTGTTTCATAGTTTTCATAAGCTGCTTTACTTAATACAGCTAAAGGAATATCAACAGCAATAGGTAAATCAGCTGATACATTAGAACCACCTGTTAGATTTTCCACTCTTTCTTGAATTAAATTATCGCTCATATATAAAAAGGTTTAGATTAAAAAATATATAAAGAAATAATATGTAGTATATAATAATGCCACTAACTGATTCACAAAAAAAAGCACAAAAAAAATATAGAGAAAAAAATAGAGAAAAATATAATGCATCACAAAATGAATTATATAATAAATTAAAACAAAATGATGAATGGAGATTAAAAAGAAATATAAAAGTAAAAGAAGCTATGGATAGATATTTAGCTAAAAAGAAAAATGAATTATCAGTTGATTTAACAGTAAATTAGTAAAATTTGTATAGGTTTTAAAATAAAAAACCTTTAGAAATTTCAAATCATTGTTTGAAAATATATATATAAAAAAGTATTTAAAGATTAAAATATATAGTATATTATAATATGTCGAGTACAAATAAAAAAATCAATGTTCAAAACAGAGAAAAACAATTTTTAAAGATTGCCGCCAAATATGCAAATAATCCATTATTAGAAGATATTAAATTTTTATATATAAATAATGAAATTAAAACAATTAGAAGTGTTGAATCTAATTTAAATAAACCTATCAAGTTAAAGAAGGATGGGACACCATACGCCGCGAGCGTCAAGAGATTAGACAACATAAAAAAACAAGTTCAAAAATTAAAAGCACCGAAGAAGATTGAAAGCGAAACCAAAAATTTTAATAGAACAAATTTAAGCGCCTATAATTACGCTGGTGACCATATTAAAACATTATATAATAAACAAAAAGCAGCACCATCAAATAATTTAATCGTTCAAAAAATTAGTTTCTTTGAAAATGGGGAATTAATAAAAACTAGAATTATTGAAGCAAATAAACCAATAAAAAGCAAATATAAGAAATCTTTAATGAAAGATATTAAAAACAAAATAGCCCCTGGTTATGAGAATGAAATAATAAAATGGATAGAACAAGATAAATCAGAAGGATTAAATCAAATTTATACAGTAACTATTGAAACAGGAACATATGAAAAATATGTAGAACCAATAGATAACAAGAAAAAACAAGTATATAAAAATGATGTTGAAAATGCTTGTTTGTTTAATGGGTGCTTAAGCTTCTTTAATAGTGAATGTAAGAAGAAAAAAACGATTTATAATAGATTAATTAAAAATAGTTCAGAATATGCTAAACCATACACAGAAGAAGAAATTTATAAAATATGCAATTTAACAGAATCAAATATTATAATAAAAGATATTTTCAATATGAAAGAAAAAGTATTTAAACCAACAGAGAAACAGGCACGCTATAATATACCTTTAATTAATAGCCGTTTTAATCATGTTGATATATTAAAAGGAAATAAAGAAGATATTAAAGAAGTTGAAAATTTACAAGCATATGAAAATATTAAAAAGGTTGAACCATTTTTTATTGAAACATATGGGCAAATTATGACGTTAAACGCTATATATAAAATTAAAGACTCTTACTTTTCCACAATTTGGAAAGAGTGGAAAGAACAAAATAATTATAATAGCTTATTAATAGATACACAAGCTGAAGAAATGCAATTAATCAATAATTATAATTATTCTATGCATCATTTTATTGATAAAAATTTTATTAAAGATAATGATTTATATATTGAGATAGACGTTATAAAGGCTTATTTTAACTTTCCAACTTTTAAAAATTACGAAGGTTTACCATCAGGTGGATTTATAAATTGTAAATGCTCTAATAAATTTACATTTGAAACATTCAAAGAACAAAATAAAAATGGTTTAATCGGATATTATGAGATAGAAATTTTAAAAATTAAAAAAGATAAAAAGAAACTATTTGAAATATTAGGATTTATAGAAGGTAAAAAATATGTTTTAACAACTGCACAAATCAAGACATTGAGCCCATATATCGAAATCAAGTTTTTAAATTATTCCGTATCTCAGAAAGTAAATTTAAACTTCAATGATCTATTTTTAACAGATAAAGAAAATAAGGAAAAAAAACCATATGTAAAAGCAGTAGGACTTATGAAACATAAAACAAGTCTTATAGATTATACTATTAAAACAGATAGAGATACTATAAAAGATATTTTAGAGGCGACTAATTTAGATTCTAATTTTAATTATTATCCTATCGAGGATAACGGATTAATTAAAGTAGAAGAAACTAAAAAAATTATTAAATGTGGGGATCATATGGCGAATTATATTCATTCATTAATAACATGTGAAGTAATAAACCAGCTTTTAAACGTCGAAGACATTGAAAATAATTTTATAGGAATTAAATTAGATTCTATTATATTAAAGAAAGATGCAAAATTTAAAATATTAGATACATTTAAATCCAAAGAAGCTAATATAGAAAAAATGTTTAAAGAAAATAATTCACAAGATGGATATTTTACATCCTATTTTCAATGTATAAACTACAAAGCACCAAAGACCAAGCGTATAATTTATGACTTAAATCTAGATGCACATGAAGAGGAACAAGAAGACGAAGAAGACGAAGAAGAACAAGAAATAAATTTTAAAACTTCATTTTTACCAGATGATGCTGATATTATTAATAATAAATTAATATTAACAGGCAAAGGGGGTTCTGGTAAATCTACAAGTATTTTAAATTTTTTTAGTTCTGTCTGTGTTGTCTCTAGTTGCTGGAACCTTTCCGAAGCGTTCAAATTAGATTTTCCACACATTGAAAATTTAAGCATTCAGAGAGCCACAGGAGACGGATGTGAAAGAATTCCTATAAAAAGTAATGTTATCTTTTGTGATGAGCTCACATTATGGGATGTTGAACAAATCAATTTATTGATTTCTCTATATCCTAATAAATTTATTATCTTATGTGGTGATATTGATTATAACGGGGAATATTTTCAACTTGATTCAGGTTTTAACGAAGTTTTAAATTTAGATGACTATATAAGTACTTTCCAAATAGTCAAGTATATTAAAAATTATAGATTTGATACAGAATTAAATTTAATTCTAGATAATATGAGATCAATTGATAATAAAAAAGAATTAATAAAATATACACATGATAATTTCAAATTTATGAAATTAGAAGATATTAATTTTAATAAACCTTTTATAGGTTTGACTGACACACACGAAGACGGAGCAAAAAAAAGCGAATACTTAAAAAATAATTTTAAAGATATTGAGAAAAATTATTTTGTAGCTAAAACGAATTATAATAAAAATGAATTCAAAGGGGCAAGGGTTGAAGATATAACGAAAACTAATAATTATGAATTAAAATTCTTTCACACATGCCACAGCTACCAAGGTCAGACAATCAAAGATAAGAATTTAATAATATCTATTAGTGATTTTTCAAAATATGAATTCAATCATTTAAAACGGATTATATACACCTCAACGAGTAGGGCAAAGACCAAAGAGCAAATAATTTTTATAAAAAATATCTAGTATAATATATATATGGAAGATTTCAGAAATGAAAATGTAAGATTAAATATAAAAATAAATGAATTAACAAATAAATTAGTAGAATTAGCAAGTGAAGTAATAAAATTAGAAAATGAAAATAAACATTTGAAAGAAGAATATTATAAAGCAAATTATGAAACTATATTAGCAAATAAAAGAACGTATATTTAATTTTTTAGAATATAGTAAAATTATAATTATATGATATAAATTTTTAGAATTCCATTTTTTGGATTTCTAAATTTTTCATTTAATAAATTTGTTGAGTTATTTTAAGAAGAGATAATATCAAGGCGCAAAAGTTTCCAAAAAATGACATAAAACGAATGAGATACACGATTAAAAAACGAAGATACCGACGAAGGGTGAAAACAAAAGCACCTATGCAAGACTATATCAAGGG